TCATCACTGCCGCGCTCGGCTTCACGCCGGGCGTAATCCAGGTAAACGCGGCGATTTGGTTCACAGTAGAAACAGCATCCCACCCATTAACCAGCGTCACCACATCGCTAATCGCCTGCTGCAGTTCAATGACGTGTGCTTTCCACCCGCGCGATTTTGTAACGCCCGCCGTGATTGTTTCTGCCCACACAACGGCGCTCAGGCCGTAGTATTGGCGTATCGTGTTGACCATCGTGCGGAGTTCATTCACATGCGCCGCTTTGATTCGCGTCGTGCCGCCCGCAATGTTTGCATCCGTAAAACTCGGCGCAGTGTAGGTTAAGCTGCCGGTTGCTGCGGTCGATTCCTCGTTGTACTGGTCGGCTGACTTAATTGAGTAGCCAACCGCGCCCGCACCCGCCGCATTGGTTCGCCTGAGAACGATTTTCGCGCCCGTAGTCAAACCATCTGCCCGGCTTGATGTGAAACCGCTTGTCACAGGGCGCTGTGTGTGGCCCTCTGGGTCCGCGCCGAGCGTAACCAGTAGTCGCGGTCTGCTGTTGTATATCGTTTGACCAACCTGTGGATAATTCACGGTCGGAGCGGCCGGAGCCGTGTTTTTGACGCATGAATTTGATTCCAGCCAATCAGATACTGCCCCCAGCGCATCAACCGCACGGACGCGGTATTTGATGCTCTGGCCGGGGGAAAGTGTAGGCGTATGCGCTGTGATTCCGTTGGTCAGGTTCGCCCACGCGCTCCACGCCTCAATGCCGCTTTTAGTGGCGTACTGGACATTATGAGTGCTCAGGTTTTCATCTGGGTCAGCCGCGCCGGAATAAGTCAGGGTGATTTCTCCAGAAACATAAACCTCCGGGGCCGCCGTGAAAGAGGTTGGGGCGGTTGGCAGCGAATTGCGTTTGATTGCATTCGTTTCTTTCCAATCGCTATAATAACCTGATCCAGCAGCGCCGAGTGTACGGAGCCGGTACTTCCGGCTATACGCCCGAACGCTTGGAAGCGTGACTGTTGTGGACAATGACGCGCCGGTTGTCGATATAGTTTTGAGCGCCGTCCACGCGCCATATGATGTGCCGTCAGCGGATTCCGCGTATTGGATTTCATAGCCCGTGATTGCGTTAGCGCTGCCCCCGGCTGCGCCGGATGCGGAAAGGGTAGGGTCATTTTCACAAAGCGACGGGGCCACACTCGCGGCAGTAGGAGCCGTGCATAAAGTAATCGGGGTATAGTTGACCGCGACGCTCTGAGTGCTCTTGACAAAAATCTTGCTTGCTTCGTTCAGGCCAAAAAAAGAGATTGAAGCGATATCATTCTGGTTAAACGCAGTGCCAAAGTCAAACTCCCACGTCGCGCCAGTGTAGTTGCTGGAATTGAATTTGATATCGGTTCTGGTAACTTCGGCCAGCGTTCCGCCGGAACTGTTCAGCAGCCGCGCTCTAACCTGATAGGTATTAGAGTAGGCGTTTGTTGACATGAACGCATAAGCAACCACGGAATCCGTCCGTATATCGCTCAGCGCGGAGCCGCCCGAAAGCGACACGGTCCGTGTATAGTTTAGCCCCTGTGCCGCTCCTGCGTCGCCGGTAAAATAACGTGTCGCCATTTGGCCCCTCCTTTATGCGTAGTAACTCCCGACGTAATTCGCAAGCCGATCAATCGTTCCACTCAGCGACGTTCCGCTCAGTTTCAGCCTGTATAACGGCTCCTGTCTCTTAGCGCCAGCCGTCGCTGCGGTCAAATCGTCCTGCTCAAGCGTCGGGTCAGTCGCCGCGCCCGCCGTCTGTGTGCCCTTGATAACTTTTAGCACATGAGTATCGGACGTCGCGCCACCGCCCACAACATATTCAGCCACGACAAGATCATTTCGGTTAAATCCGGCCTGCCCGACGTCAACCGCCAATGTAATAGGCGCGTCCACACGGAGCAGGAATCCCTGATTTGAAAACACACCCTTAGCAATGCTCACGCTGGTATCGTTGACCCTCGCGCAGGCCAGCTGATCATCGGCCTCGGTGATTCCGGACGCGCTGCCCAGAATTGCTCGATATATCGCTGCATCATCACCTGCTGTGATGTGGGCTGGGTCTTCCGGCTTGGTATAGATAGTGATTGCTTTCTGTGCCATTATTTTACCCTCGTTTCCAACTTAATGCCGCTACTATTCATAGTCAGTATCTTGCCTACAACAGTCGCGGTTCCAGCCATGCCAGTCAGCCTATCCCTCGCTCCTACAATGTCACCAAGCTTAAGGTCAAGCCCGCTTACCTGTGGGTCGATTTCAAGCTGCCTAAGCGGTACGATTTCAAGCAGCCGCTTCTCTGCTCCCTTTTGCAGTTCCGCAACCGTTTCCGGGTTGGTGTAATCGTACACGGCCACATGATCCGCAGCTGTTCCGACCCACGCAGGGGGAACCGTGGTCAAACTGCCGTTATCGTTGCGGTAAACGTGCAGTATGTCGCGGTCAAGCAGCTCGCCCGCGCCGAGCGCAATGATGTGGTTGTATCGGTCATAGCCGCCCATGGTTGCCACCATGTTTACGCCGTAGTCCTGTGACAGGTCAATCGTGTTAGAGTAGTCTGTCACGGCTGCAGCCGACAGCACCACGCGCTTTAGTGCCTGATCATACTGCACGTCAAGCGCCGCACCCTGTTCAGCCAGCATTAGATAGATGCCGATCAAAAGGTTAGTGTATCTAAACTGCCTGTTGACCGTGATGCCGCTTGCCGCTGTGGATACGTCCACATTAGCGCCGAGTTTCGTGCCAATCAGTTCCGCTATCTTCGCGTTAGCTTCGCCGTTTACAACCCTGTATGCTTCACCCGTCGGCGGCTCGATGATTTTGCGGTAGAGCGCCCCGCGCCACGTCACGCCGCTTACGGTAATCTGCTGCAAGGCGGTGCTGTGCCGGATCAGTTCTACCTTGCCGCCGAACTCGGTGCCGGGTACATAGATGTGATGCCCGGCCAGAATAGGCGACCGCTCCCAGTAGATGTCGGGGACGGTCAGAGAGAATGAGTTATTTTCGATCTGGATGTCAGTTTCTTGAGATATTTCAGCGTCAAACTGATCGATTTCATCCACATAGCCCAGCTCAGCAAGGTCAGCATCGGCATGAATTATATCCAAAGCGGCTCACTCCTTTGCTGTACCAGGGTAATGTCAAAATCAAACGATCCGTCATAGATCACGGTATTTACGCCCGGTTCAACCGGCAGGAAGATGTCATTTTCTTTATCGCGGTAATCAAACAGGTTAGTCCGTTCGCCCGCCGCCGTAACTGATTCAATCCGGCGCTGGAGCTGATCAATCACGATACGCTGTGTAGCTGATACCGACGCGCTGACGCTGTAGATTCTACCGCCAACTGTTATTGATGGATTCTTGGCCGGGCCGTATACGGTGATGATTATTTGGCTTGGTGCGTAGTGATTGTTGTCAATCGTGCCAGATGCCGCACTCGCAATATATCGGTAATCGTAGCGGAGGTCGTATCGTTTCGCGTTGTCCACTTCCTCAGCCGCGCCGATCAGGAAGTGGTACACTCGCTCAGTTCGCCAAAACGGCTCTGTGACCAATATGGTCAGATCTTTACTAACCCAGTTTGACTTTTCAGCAAACCGATTGACCACACTCTCCACGGCCAGGAAGCATATTAGATACTGATCGCCCAGGTACAACCTGCCCGGCGTGTTGTTGAGTATGTCCGGCTCGGTCAAGGCCATCAAAGCGGCCGCGTTCTGTGCAAACAGTTCGCGCCCCCTGATGCCGATGGAGATCCGTTTTTCCTGCACCGAGCGGGAGAAGGTGACCCGCCCGCCGTATCCAGACGGGCGGTTGGTTATCGTTCTATCCCACGCAAAATCACGCAGATCATGACTTGAGACAAGATAATGCCCTTGATTCAGGATGATCGACGCGCCGCTGGAATTTACATACTTGATGATCATGCCAGCGCCACCTTTCTCACCCATCGGCCCATTTCGCGGTCATTGAGCACAACAGCCGCGCCGTCCAGATTGATCACGTCGGCCAGTTTCGCGGCCAGCCGGTCAAGGGCTGAATCGTCCAGGGAGACGGTCAAGGAAGATTTGCCCGTCACGCTTACCGGTCCGCTGATGCGGTCGAAGTTGCCAAGAGCGCTCATCAGGCCGGATGTATCTGGAACAAGGCTTCCCATAGCGGCAGTAACCAGACCGGCATTATTTAGGATACCAACAGCGACGCCTTGAGCGATTGGCTTGCCGACTGTGTTAGCCATCAGCTTGGACGGTGATGCGATGCCAAAGAATCTCTTGATGTCCTTCCACACGCCGCCGATCCAGCTTCCTACCTTATCACCGAGCCATGCGGCCATCGATTTGATGCCCTCCCAAAGGCCCTTGACCATATCAGCGCCAATGCTAATGATCTGTGGAATAGCCCCTATCAGCCCCTTTACAATCGCGCTGATTATCTCCGGCAAGGCCGCAATTAGATCGGGTATCGCTGCCACAAGCCCTTTCGCTAATGCCAGAATAATCTCAATCCCAACCTTGATAACTGCGGGGAGGTTGTCAACGATGAATTTTACAAGCGACCGGATCAGCGTTGTGACCATCTCGGCAATCTTGGATATGTTGTCGGTGATTGCCTTGATAGCGCCCTGCAGTAATTTCACCGCCGCGTCCATCAAAAGCGGCATGAGTTTAGGGAGATAATCAACAGCAAAGTTAACGAGCTCAGACAGCACACTTGTTACTGTGGTAATAATCTGAGGCAGGTATTCCGTTATTTTTTGCATACCATCCGAAAGCTTTGACGCAATCTCTTGCCCTATCGTCTCAATATCTTCCGGCTGGAAACCATCAGCCAATGACTGGTTAATAGTTGTCATCATTTCCTGAGCGCCAGTCGCGGCCGCTTGAATAGCGGGCAGAAAAACCGACGCAACATTTCGGCCTATCCCGGTCATGGTAGACGTGATCCGGTTCATGGTATCGTCAAACGCGCCAAAGTTTCCGAGCGCTTGCTCCGACATAATTAGACCGGCATTCTGCGCCTCTTGTCCGAGCGCCTTGAGTTGATCCGATCCGGCTAAAATCAGCGGGTTCAAATCCTGCGCGGATTTCCCGAACAGTTGCATTGCCAGCGCGTCCCGCTCGGTTTCGTTTCCAACTTTTCCGAGCGCGTCAATCGCCGCGAAGAACACGGTTTCAGAATCCAGCATCTTGCCGCTCGAATCAGTAATGCCCACACCGAGAGCGGCGAACGCATCAGCAGACGCCCCGGTTCCTTCTTTGGCTGCGGACATCTGTTTGATCATCTTAGCCATACTGCCGGTCATGGTTTCAACTTCGGTGTCAATAAATTGAGCCGCGTATGTCCATTCCTGCAGCGATTGCGTGCTGATACCAGTCTGCGCCGACATGGTTATGATGTCATCGGCAAACTTTCCCGTTCCTGTGGCAAGATTAAAAATCTCTTTGCCAGCCGCCACGGCGCCCGTACCAATAGCGACCATGGCAACCCCAGTCGCCTTCGCCGCGCTCTTTACTCCTTCTCCAACCTTTGAGAGGGCGGCAGTCCAGTTGATTGTCTTTTTTTCTGTTTCGCTGACTTCTTTCCCAAAATCCTTTACAGCTTTCTCATTATCAGAAAGCTCGCCCTCCATTTTATTCAGGGCGGCAGTAGCGTTATTCAGTTTGATTCGATAAGCGTCAGTTCGTTTATCGCTTTCCCCATAAGCGGCCGCTGAATCTTCGACAGCTTTTGACAGCGCGGCAACGATTTCTTTCTGCTGAGAGATTTGCTTGCCTAAAATCTCGCCCTTCTTGGTCAGCCCTTCCAAGCTGGAGGCATTATCCCCAAAAACGGCGGTATTCAGTTTCATCTCCGAACCGAGCACTTTCATGCCGCGGTAGGCTTCATCCATCGCGGCCTTGAATTGCTGTTCTCCATCAATGGCCAGCGTTGTCTTGATTTCCCGCGTCTCAGACATTAGATCACCTCACCCTCCGCTTTATTCCGTGCAGTTCGTCATCGTACTCTCTGAGCCATAACCACAGGTCGAAAATCTCTCCAGGCCGCTTCATCATCGCTGATTCCTCGGTCAAACCAACCTGCAGCGCCATTCCGATCAAGCGCAACGGGCTTATTCCGCTGCGCTCTCCGCGTTTTTTCGCTCTTGCCGCTCCACTTCATCCAGCAGAGAGTTTCCATCGGGCTGTTTGTGCTCCATGCCAAAACCGATTGAGATAGCCTCCATCGCCGGAGCCGCAAGGTCTTTAATCTGTTTCGGCGTTGTCAAGAACAGCACGGCTTCCTCGGTGAGTTTTTCGTCATCGGAAAGTTTTGTCTTGCCAAGCCTGAGCATCTCGCCCTGATTCGCAAGCACGGCAACCAGCCACGGGATAACCTCAAATAGCTTGTTTGCCGCTTTGGACGCATCGGCTCGTTTCTGCGCCTGCACCTCGGGGCTGTCATATTCGCTGATTTCCTCGCCCCGAAAGGTCTCAGCCATTTCCTCAACACCGCCGTACTTCTTGCAGATTTCCACATAAGCGGCGGTGGTACATACTAATTCATATTCTTTCTTGCCGATCTTGACCGAAATATCCGACATAAAACCTCCTCCAGAAAAAGGGGGCGGAGTTACCCGCCCCCGATCAGTTAAGCCTCGACGGTATAGGCCGCGCTCAGAATAGCGCTGTTCGCCAAACCAGCCTTGACCGCAATGGCCTTGATGGTCATGGCCGCGTAAACGGCAATCGGAACGCTGTAGACCATGCTTCCGATGGTCGGATCGCTGCCGTCGGTCGTGTAGTAGATCGTCGCGCCGCCAGTCGCGGACGCCAGCGAAACAGTAGCGCCAGACGCAACTTTACCCGCTGCGGGAGTGGCGGTAGGTGTGGCGGCAAGCGTCTGACCGACGCCGGCCTTTCCGTCAACCCAAGCCTTTGCGGCCGCGTAGGTGGAGAACACTTCATATGCCCTGTACCGGGCCTTACCAGTGTTATCAATGACAACACCCATGATCGGGCCTTCCAGCGCCGGTGTCTGCCATTCGATGGAGTTCTCTTTGGTGGTGGCGTTGTCCTCAGCCATCGCAAGCTGCGTCTTGTGGATTTGATAGCCATACCACTTCTTTACGCCGCCCTCAACCTCAGCCGTGACGTACCAAAACCCGCCATTCGGACTTGGGTCAGCGTTTTCATTGTAGGTCGTGCCGTTCAGCTCGTGCCCGAGAATAGCCACACGCGCGGCAGGCGGGAGCGAAGTAGTGCCAACCGCCAGTGTGCCGCCTACGATACTGTTATCATTCTCGGCGATTCCGTCACCGCCATACAACGGGTTATCCGCGTGCTTATACGACACGTTGGCCTCAATCATCTTTCCGGTCGCCGCTGCGTCAAAAACAGTGGGAGCGCCATACACGATAGCGCCCCCGGTCGGTTCGCTAACAATAGGCGCGAACACCCCATAAGGTAATCCAATTCTTGCCATGTTTTATTATCCTTTCAAAAATGCGTCCCATATGCGGGTATAAGCGTCAAGCACACGCGGCCCGGAGGCTCGGTCTGCATCGTCTACCCACAGTGTGCGCGGGATTCCGGGACCGGAGAATTTCTTCTTTGATTTCCGTCGCCGCGTTGATTTTGAATTAGTGCCCCAGTGGAGGATGAAAGCCTTTTCAGCGTTTCTAACACCCCGAGCATCTGTACCCTGTGGATAGATGTCAATTGTCAGGATGTCAGAGGCGCGTTTTGCAGCCCTCGGAAAGCCTATGCTGTTAATCATCGCTGATGTATCACGGAACCTCCGGCGCTCGGCTTCGCCCTTCCAGGCTTGCTTGACTTCCTCGGCCCCGGCCATGAGCATTTCCTGCGCTGTTTCACCCGCAAGTTCTCCGTGACGTTTCATATCCGCGATGATTAAATCAAGCCCCTCAACCTCAAAGCGTGCCACTTGATACCTCGCAATCCCACGCGTGACAGAGCATTCCGAGTTCCTGATTACGGCGCAGAGAATACTGAAACGTTACGCCCGGAGCGGTTTCAAGTTTTGCCATCATGGCCAGCACAACAGCGTCATTCTCGGTCTTGGTGTATCTCTCAACTAGCACCCGCCACACCGGCTCTGCGTAGGTATCGCCGCCGTGCTGCCCGTCCAGTTCGTATTCCGTCCACACGGTATAGGGCTGCCACGGTTCGCCGTCGCTCAGACCGAAGTAGTGAGATATGTTTGCGTCAACCGTCAGCAGGAGTGCTTTGAATGCAGTCAGAATAG